ATCGGCGGTCATTTCATTATCAGGCGTCATCTTGCTCTTTGCGAGTGACGGGCCACGGTTGCCGTTGAACAACGCGAGATTGTCGAACCCAAGCGTGTCTGCGTTCACCATATTCTCTTGCGTGAGATCGTAGCCCCACAACGGGCTGGCCAGCCCTCGTGCAACGCGTTCCTTCGTGTTCGGCATCTCTTGATGTGCGGTCCAGTCCCAATACGGATACGCAAACGTCGAGTCGTCGATTCCTTGATCTTTCAACGCTTGTGCGAGAATGCGTTCAAGGAAGTAGATGTAGCCGCGATGCCACGGAAGGAAATGCCAACTCCAATGCACTTGCAACACCCCGTGCGGATCAGCACCCGCTTCGCCGGTGCAGTGCCATGCGTGAATCTTCGCATAGTTCTCCCACTTACGCGGGTCGTTCACCAGATATTGATTTCGTGCATATGCGACGGCTTTGCACAGCGTTCGCACTTCGTCATCGGAGAGATCCCAAAAACTCTTGCGATTACGCACCACCGATGATGGTGAGAACACGAACGGTTTGGATGTAGGGGTATGGTGTTCCGAGAATGTCGGCACCGAAGGGGTCACCGCTGTAGCAATTGCAGCAGCGGTGCCAACGCTAAGAACGCCAGTACCACCGGCAATAAGTAATTCACGTCGTGTCGTTTTCATACTCAACTCCTTTACTTATTTATCGCACAGGGCAGACACCACCGACGCAATCGTCATCGATGCCGATTTGACCATCCGTGATTGACGTAATGAGTTTGGTCTTTGCGACCAAGGCATCATATTCCTTCTTCGTAATTTCCTCATACGGGGCTTGCTTGAACCCGTGCTCGGAGTGGAGCAAGAACGACAGCGACTTATGTCCGGCTGCAAAATTCTTGGCGAGATACTTCTTGATCTCCGGCAATTCTTCCTTACGGTAATAAACCGTGCAAGAGACGCTATTATCGCTCCAGTTCTGTTGGAGTTCCTTGACTACCTTCAACTGCTGGATCGCGCTCATATCCTTCGCCAGCACGGTGCCTTCGGGGAAGGAGAAGGGGAACGAGACAATCACGGTGCTGTAATCCTGCGACCCGTCAAAGTTCAAACGATATTCAATATCGTATCCATGTGCACGGCACACTTCCACGAGCGAGTGATTGGAGGCCATCGCAATCCGACGAATCATATACTGGGCATAGCCAGGATGCACACCTGGCGTCACGCCCGGCAACAACGACAGCGTGCCGCTCGGCTTGCAGGTTGTCAGTTTTACGCTGGTCGGAAAATCATTTTGCTTGGAATACGCCGCGTCGAATTCACGCAACGCTTCATACGCAGGCTTCAACCACTTCTTCTGCTTGTCAGTTGCTTGGAGATAGCCGGTAACCCCGATGCCCATTCGCATATTCGCGTTGACGATCTTTTCGGTTTCCTTGTGATGACAATGGAGGGCGAGGGAATGCTTATTGACGCGATACAGCAGCGTCATCACATCCACGAACTCCTCGTAACTGTCAATCATCGGCAAATAAATCTCAGCCAAACAGCAGGTTTCAAAATTACCGAGCGACTGTTCCGCACAGGGATTATAGCCGACGACCGTAGGATCCGCATACTGCGTTTCACCCAAGCGCCCTATCTCGCGGGAAAGTTTGAGATTGATGAGTCCATACGGTTCGCCACGCCCTTCGTAGCCATCCCAAAAGAATTCATGGAGTTGCGAAATATCATCACACGCGACGCTGTTGTTACTCATCGCTCGCCATGACGGAATGTTGCCCAAATCCCATCGCTTTGCCAGCAGATATTCCACATCATCAGGATCACCAATGGCGAGTTGCGCCGACCGACGCACATTCCCCGCGACCACGATGCTGCCGATGATGTTCATAACATCCAAGCAATCAATCGGTCGCATGTGCTTGCCAGCCCGCTTCGCAAGAATTTCCGTAATCTGTGCGATGCCCTGACAGAGAATTTCTGCACCCGAGGCGACCCCACCGAAGCCCTTGATCGGTGCACCCTTGCCACGAATCAACTGCGTGGAGTAGGTGAACGACTCTGACTTGCGCCGCGCAAACGCTGCTTCAAGGGTGCGTTCCAAGAGCGCCACCCAGCCTTCACGCGTATCGGGGATGATGAAGTCCGCATCCGCTTTATCGTGTCGTGTGGGGCCGACAAAGCCCTTCTTCACGGGAGGCAGTTTGCTGACATGTTCTTTTTGAATGCTGAAGCCCACACCCGAGCCGAGCATGAGCATATCCATCGCCCATGTGAACGGGCGGACCGCTTCATCCACCGCAACGAACGCGCAGTTTTGCAGCGACGGCAACCCCAGTCGCGGAATCATCGGCGTGCCTAATTGCCACAAGAACCGACCCGCGACGGTGCCTTTCAGTTTGGTCATGTAATACCGCAACCGTTGTTCCTCATCGTGCGTAAACCCACACTTGAGTTGTTCGTTTGCGGCGTTGATGACACGGTTGATGGTGTCCGCCCATTCTTCGGTGGGCGCGTTTACATCATCTTCAACGAGCCGACGCGAATACGTGCGTTTGTAAGTAAGATAGCCGACGGTAGACCAAGGCGTTTCGTGTTCGTTGAAAGGCTGGGAAGCAGGCAACGATTCTGACATAGTTATTCACCCGACGTTAAAGTTTGAATCCACTGAACAAATTCCGTATGTTCTCGTTCACTCATTCCTAATGCTTTCGCATGGTCAAGTGCGGGAAGAGTTGCGGACGAGAGCATTGTCGCGAGGAGAATTTGCTCCGTGCGCGACAATGTTTTTGTCTTTAGTATATAGTCCTCAAATGCTTGTGTTGCAAGAGGAAAAAACGGCACTACGGCGTCAAACATGGCCTGTGCCATCACACGAATTTCATATTGCGCGTGGGCATCCAAACGCAGCCGACAAAAGTGAAAAAAGTTGTGGAGATCGCACTTCCAATACAGTTCGGTATAGGTAGAGAGCGGAAGCACGATACGAGAAATTTCTTTGGAGACGTTATTGACCGTCAATAGTCGGTCATATGACTGAAATGCGTCGTTTGTTGCACGAGTAATTTCCAGTTGGGATCGTTTTGTTTGTAGCGTCGCCGCTGTTTCTGATCGACCTTGATTGTTGACGACTGACTGTGGGCCGAGTTGTGTCTCATCAGGCACATACAACTCTTCTGGCATCTCACTATAACGCCCCGACACTTCGTTGATATTCGCGGTGCGATGCCGCACCAGTTGTCGTGCGACGAAGATCGGCACCTTCAAATAGAACAGCACCTCACACATCTCAAACGGTGACGTGTGTTTATGTCGCAGCAGGTAGCGAATGAGGGCGTTGTCGTTGCTGGTTTTCTTGGTGCCTTTGCCGTAGGAGACACGAGCGGATTCTGCAATCCGTGCATCGCTGCCAAACACATCAAGCAACACCACTTGACCATGATCTAAAATATTCGTTTTCACCGGTTCCATCATATATCCTGTCTTATATAGACATGCGGCGCCACCGACGAAATTCGAGTTCCGCCCGAAGACCGCGATACGTATGCGTCTCCACGATGTCTGCGACAGTATATCCTGCTTGCGACATTTCGTTGAGATCTTTTTCTTTGAGTGTAGACGGCCAGATCACCACCGACAATCCTTCTTTAATCGCTCGTAAGAGATTCGCCGTCACCGCCGCATTACGCGGTTCGTTATCCCACACATACACCGTCGTGTAGTTTGTGAAATACTTTTCATGGAGCCGTAGCAAGTCGGAGTCCATCGAGGCGACGGCGTTCGGAAGAAACCATGAGTCGAGTGGGCCTTCAACGACGTAGATACGCTTGTGAAGATCTAGTCGATCCCATCCATAAATTTTATCGTCGCAGTTGTCCTGCTTCAACGTCACATAACGTGCGGCGGAACCAGCCGCATCAATACGACGGGCTTGCGCCCCGAGCAGATCACGATGCCGGCTGAACCACGGGAGGATCAAGCGGGGTGCATGGTCTTCGGGGAGGGCATACGACCACTTCATCTCTTTGATCCATGTCGTCCATTCGTCGGTGAAATACAGATGCGACAAGGCAGCCTCGGGAAGACCCCGACCACGGCAGTACTGTGCGGCAATGTGATCACTCGGCAACGATGCAATCGTTGGGAGTGAGATCGTTGATTTGGATTTTCCAAACCCAAACATCGGCGCCTCCGTGGATGGCTGCGGCGGTGCGGGAGTGAGGGGTCGCTCTTGCCGAAGCACATCTAGTTGGTATTCGCGGAACAACTCAGGTGCTTGTTGTCGTAGAAACGACCGCAGCGACATACTGATATTGCAGTTATGGCATTTGTAAAAGTACTGCCCTTTATATAGGAAAAAATAGCCGCGAGTTTTGTTCTGACGTTTTTGGGAGTCACCACAAAACGGGCAGCGAAATCCAAATGTGGTGCGAGACTGTTTGTGAAAATGCCCGAGTTGCTGGCCCGCAAGTGCGATATACTTTTCTTCGAGCCACTGCGACATAGGTCGCTAGTATA